ATAATTAATAGTGAGTGTAAAGTTAATTTGATATTTACTATCGTTAAAATCGGACATTTTTTAACAATAACTTTCCTCAAAGATATTTATAAAATATAAATACAGTTATTAATACCAAAAGTATAATTGTAATTACACCAAAGATACAATCCCATACAGAATAATTGTTATTGTTCAAAATGCTATACCACATATTCATATTAATAACCCACATACTAGTCATAATTACTTTTTCTCTAATTTGTCATGTTTAATCAGATAAAACATAAATTTTATCAAAACTATTGTTAACACACTTATAGCAACTAACATAAACACCAAGAACATTATATCAATAGTGAAAAATATTATATCACATTTTAGTAAAAAGCACTTTAACAATGATTTCACAATTTCAATAATCACGGCAATACACATCAAAAGCAATGCTGATACAGAGCCTCTTTCAAAGAGCTTATCTATATCTTTATTCATAATTATTTTTCCTCCTTGAACATAATCTTTTTGTACACCTCAATCATTTCATCTTCATCGATTTCAATGTTGCTTGAATTAATCACATTTACAATATCAACTTCAATGCACCTTTTCCAAAATGTTGCAAGGTCCAATGTATCACGATTAGTGTTCTTGATTTCCAAAGGCTTGTAAGTGTTTTTACGATTTTTATAATAATGTTTGAACGGAGCAATTGTAGGAACTCGTTTTACGTTGTATGTTTTGTAAGAAACAGCATAATTATAGTAATCAGATGTTTCAATACTCATTATGTTTTTAATCAGTTTTGGAACTTCTTTAATATCAATACATAGTTCTGCACGGATATTTTCAAATTGTGACATTTTAATTTTGCACGTTTTCCTGTTGCCGATTATTTGAGTTACTGTTGAAATATCAACAATATCTTTTAACGTTCCTTTAGCGTAAATATTATGATATTTACAAAAGTTTTGAAGATATTCAATATTTACCCCATTTCCACGGTAATACCAAGGTATTTTTGTGCATGGTGTTTTTTCGTACCGGTTTTCAGTTTTCTTACCGGTCATTTCTTCAAACATATCATTAATTTCATCAACCCACGTCATATTATCTCTCCTTTAATCAATCACATCTAATATTTCAATTATCAGAAAATAAGTCAATATAAACAACATTAATGCAAGCATAAATCTGCATAAGAAAACAGTCTTGTAAAAAGGATATATCAAACAACATAGAAGTAGCAAATATTTGCACATACTTATTACTTTATATAGGAAATTTTCCATATAATTACATCCTTATTACATCTTATTTAACAAATATATAATCATTGCAACTAGTATACTTATTCCTATAAGACCAATTATTGCTGATACAATACGTGGCAAGAAAGTAAATAAAATAAGTGGCGCTATGCCACACATCATACCAATCCAAGCAACAATACACTTCCAGTACTTTTTTATCATATAATTACCTCCTGATTTATTTTTATTATAGCTTGTTGTATGTCACAAGTCAATAGATTTTAAACAAAAAAGTTCCCGTTACACATGGGAACTATGGAACGATAATGAAATTTTAACTCGAAAGGTTTTCTCCTTTCTTGTTTTATTGTACTCAAATTATATACCAAAATACAATGTTTTATCAAGCGTACTAACACGTTCTTACATTGTCTTAATCGTGTTCACACTCACACAACCCCTATCACAACACAAGGATAACAGAACAATGTTTCACCGTTCTTAGTTATCCTTTTGTGTTAGTGTACAGAGTTGCAACCGTTCGTGTTCACAACTTGCTCTTTATAACAAAACCATTGCATTTCTGCAATGGTAGTTGGAAAAGATGATTTATATGAAAGAAAAATACCAAAAATAAGGATATAAATAGGTTGATAATATATGTTTGCTGTAACTATATAATATCACCACATCATAAACTTGTCAAGCAATGAGCATTAAAAATAATCCCTCGTCTTTTGCCTTATCCCACATATTTATATATAAGCCGTTAGCAAATGTTTCAAGTTGGTTTACAAGTTGCATAATCGTGTAAGCTCTGCCTTGTGCATTATTTTGGTTTGTTCCGTTTGCTGTACTGTCGCTTGTGCTGTCACTGATACCTTTTGCACCTTGAACACTGCTTGCAAAACTGAAATTATAGTCCTTTGAGGGGTCGCCCGTATTAAGGGAAAAATTAAGTTCATTTTGTGGTGTATCTGCATTGCCCGCAATTGAGCTTTCACTGGCATTGCTTGTTGCATGAGCTGTGTTGTTACTTGTGCTGTTTGTACTCGTCAAGTTGGTTACGAAGTTTTCGTTGTCAATAATCATTTTTTGGTATTCCTGGATATATAAAGGAAGTTGTGCGTCAAGAAAGCCTTGTAAGACAACGAACCATGTCATGGGGTTTTCCTGTCCGATTTCATAAGTCCAAAAGTGCCTTGTAAAGTTCTGCAACAATTTGTCAATAATTTTAAGATTTAATTCTTCGTTGTCGGTAAAATTATGTGGAAGAACATTAAAATCTAAATGTTTCTGATAAAACTTCAAAGCGTAATTTGAAATAATCTGATTAGGACTCACGTTCTTAAGGTAATCGAAAGTTCTTGCGTCAACGTGAAAAGGGTTTTTGTAATCGTCAGTATCGATAATATCAAAACTATCATATTGCGTTGTTGCGTCAACGTCACCGGCGAATGCACATATCATTGAAGATAACTCTACTGTGTATTTAGCCATTAGTTGTTTTCCTCCTCGTTTGTTTTATTTTCTGCTTTATCAATATCCTTGTTGGTATCATCTTTAAGTTTAAGAAGATTTTCAACACTTTCTTGGTTAAGCACCGCTTTAATATTAGTCCCAACAACTTTATTAATAAGTTCAAACTGCTTGTTGCGTGCTGTCAGATAAATATTTGCACTTGCCTCTGTTAACTGGGCATTGGCATTGGCCTCGTTAGCAACCAGTCTTTCTTTCTTGTCAATCCCGGTTGTGTTGATACCCACCATGGTTAAAAACTCATCAAACTCATTGTTGAATGCGTCTTTAAGTGTTGGCAGATAGTTAGGTGTTTGCAAATTTGCCACTTGCATAACGTCATTAATTGACGTCATATCCCCGTCAAGTTCAATACATGGTGTTCCATTCATGACACCTAAGAACACGTTTTTTGCGGTCAGATTTTTATTTTTGGAAAACAGAACATACGGAGTTTTCATCTGATTGATGTTAAATTGCATTGTCGCTTTAATATGAGCTAATGTCTTGGCTACACGGTCAATCAGTTTCATGTCGGTAAATACGTTAGCTACACCACCAATATAATAATTATATTTGTTTGAGATAAGTACATAACCATTCTTTGCTGTGTTGACGGTAGCCTGTGTAATCTGATTTAACTTTGTTCCTGTACCGTCAGGCGAGGTGATTGTAGTTCCATTAGGACCGTCAAGCAAAGCCCCAATGTTTGATACAAACATACCGTTCTGTTCTTTTTGATTATACGTTCCGTCAATGTAAATATTGTCTTTGTCAAGAGCAACAACTCTGCAATAACCATATTGCCTTAACATGAACTCTAAAAAACAACTATCCAATGTTTCAGGAGCGTTTTTATACGTGATTAAATTCAAAAGCAAGTTGGTTAAATAGTCTTGATAAATAGCATAATATTCACTTTCAATAATATGAAAGTTTGTTCCAAGCAAGGTTTCATCAGTATTCTTTTTACCTTGTTTACGTTGCATTTTATAAATTCTTCGTTCCATTTCGTTGATGTCTGTCATTGTTTTACCACCTTTCTTATCTTATTATACTAAAAAAGCCGGCCAAAATAAATGACCGGCTTACATTTATAATAAACTAATCAAAGTTGCACATGATAGCTTTGGAGTTAAGCGACTGAACAAACATGAGAGCTGTCTTTTGGTTAGCAAAGATGTTTGTGTAACGTTTCTTCGGGTTGTTGATTGTTGATAATGTCAATGGAAGACTATCCCAAGCCTGAAGAGCGTCACGGTCAAGAATGATAGCACCAACCTTTGAACCGTCAAGCGTCTTTGTAGCGTCAGTTGCGTTAGGCCTTGCAATTGCACCTTGTTCGATTACTGAGCCAATTGGATGTTCTCGCTTGTCAACAAAGCCTTCATCAATGTCTTTTTGAACAACTGTATGAGCTTTGTTGTATTCCCAAACATCAGGAATTTCATCAACTTCGGTTACGTGAACTTTCGTGTTGCGGAAGATTTCCGGATTGAATGCGTTCATCAAGAAGTCAATATCCATATCAACTGAATACTTAACCGGCATGATGACTTCAATGTCTTCAACCATTGTTGCCTGATTTACACGGTCATAGTTTGAATCACGTCTGAAGTACTTGAATTTGCGTGACCATTCCAAAATCTTCTTGCCAAGGTCCTTGATGTTTGTTACCGTATCTGTACTAATCATTTGGTCTGCGATTGGCTTTGCAAGCGTGAGTTTCATATTGTAGAACTCGTCAAGCATTGCACCGTTTACCAATTGCATAATCTTGCCATACACGAATGTATTGAATTGCGTAAGGTTTTGGAAATAAATCGTATCAACAGTATCTTGAATTGTGTTTGTACTTTCAATGTCAAAATATGTTGTATACGTATGGCCCACAACTCGACCAAAGTTTTGTGTAAACGGGTTTTCTGCACCGTCTACAAGGTCCGGGCGGAAGACCTTAGGTGAAATAGTGTCAAATACAACACTTTCCAGTTTGCCGCCATATGGGATTAATCCTCGTTTAAAACGTGAAAGTGGGTTCTGCACCTTTGCAACTTTGATAAATACGTTTGCGTACTTAACCGCTACACTGTCAAGGTAATCAGAAAGTTGCTTAGGGTTTTGTGTAAAAGATTTACCCCACGGAGTAAAATCTGACCCGGCTTGATAAGGTTCAAGGTCAAGTCCCGCACCGGCCACAGCGTCATTGAAGACTTCAACGTCTGTAACACCGGCTTTTGTTGTTTCGTTAATTGCATTAGCAAGTTTTGATGTTGCCATTTAGTTAATCATTCCTTTCGTTAATCGTCATAAACATTAAGGTTATCCAAAGCACCGTCAAGTTTAGTCATTTTTTCATCTTCGGTTACACCTTTTGGCTGTCTTTGAATACTATCGTACATGAGCTTTGTATTGGCTTGTTTTACACGCTCCATTCGTTCATTGGTTTTTTCCATTTCGTCAATTGCGGCTTGAGCTGTAACAACAATATCGTTAATTTTATCTTGTACTGTCTGCATTTCTTCCAAGTGGTCCGCCAAAATAGGAATTGCGTCATCACCTAATGAGTACAGATTGCCCACTTCGTTTACAACGTCAGTTGCATTAAGTTCTTTTAATTCGTCAAGTTCCAATGTTGACCCTCCTTTTTAATCTGCTTGTTTTTGGCCTAAGATACTTTCAAGCGGGGAGTTGCTCCACATACGCTGTACCGGATTAACATCTCCACGGTCACCGTTTACAGTTTTTTCAGGACCGTTGACATATTGCTTTGTTCCGGCTTGTCCTGAATTAAGCGTAGATGAACTAGCAATTGTTCCGATTGTTTCCGTTGTCGGTTTCATGTTCATTTCCATATGATTATTCCTCCATTATTAAAAATAAACTTTTACATTTGTAATTATAGCATATAAAAGAGGTGGTATCAACACCACCTCTTAATGCTACTTATTTAATTTCTTTTCAACTTCATCTTTTAAAAACAATTCGTAAATTTTTGGTAACCATTCATCAATCTTTGCTCCGTTGAGTTTGAGGTTGGCACTGCAACTTTGTGCAAGACCAAGGAACCCAATCATTGTAAAACCTAACTTGAAAATATCATATAAAATATAACTGTCATCATGTGCTAAAATCTGCAATGCTTGTAAGAGCATAGGCATTAAAGCGTAAGTTGTATTCCTAAGCATTCCTGAAATTAATGTTGATGAATTTATTGCTTTATGATTTGTAAGCCGATATGCAACTGCAAGCAAAGTGTCAAACAACACCATGATAAAAAGTATCCCGCTGTCTGTATAACCGTTCATGAGATAGTGGCATATTTCATTATACATTTTTAAAACTCCTGTTCTGTACATACTATTTTATACTCAACGTTATCAACAATTAAAGTCCCGACAAGGGCACATTCAATATCTTCTGTTGCATTTTCCGTGTTTAGTGATACTGTAACAGTTACTTTTTCGTCACCCCGAATGACCGGAAGATATCCGGCCATTTCAAATTTTTTATCTTTCAAAAAGTCCTGATACATATATGCTCCTGTTTTGCTTTCCTTTAAAATGTTGTTTTCGTTATCTAATAAAAAATAAGTATTGTTTTTATTCATAGGTATACCTCTTTATATATTTTAATTTATTTTATTGTGAATTTCAAGCCGTTAATGTTTACTTCTTTTGTTGTTGTGTTTATCGACCAAGGTTCTGTTGGTAGTGAGTACATATAAATAAGAAACAGATATGCTGTTTCAAAATCTTCTGCTTTGAATAACGGTTGTTCGTTCAAATATACTGTCATATTTTCCTCCTTAATTGTGTTCAGCCTCCCAACCATTCACAACGTAACGTTGTAAAAGCGTGACAATGTTTCACCGTCACTTACTTTTCCATTGCATTAACGTGAGAACGGTTAAACGGTCGGTTTCACAACTTGTCTTAGTGAAACCAAGTATCAAACAATTGCGGTTCACTTATTTGATTGATTAGTGACCAACAATATGTCTTAAGCGTTTTTGCTTTTTGCACATCATGAATCGCATTTTGAATTATCTCTTCATCTGATTGTGACAATGCAAGCATTATAAAGTCATTACTTTCTATCGGATTGTATTCTTCACTCGTTAAGTCAATTGAGTTATATTCTCCAACATTGATAAGGGCTTTCGTTAAGTCTTTTGTTATCACGGTATCGTAGAACATATTGTTGATACTGATATAATCGTTTTCCTGGATAAAATCAGGTATATTGACATTATCGATAACTCCTGTTCTTATCTGTCTTAACGGGTAGGTAAACGGGTATGCACGATAAAACCAGTTGATGTTAGAAAGATTAAGGGGCTTTCTTGTATTTACATAATAAAACTCAAAGTTGCCGCTACTAATCACAAAATCTTGTGCGAACATATTGTTTTCACTGTCATTGTAATTATCACTTTTAAAAACAAACAACCAATATTGTTCATCATATAGGGGTTTAATTGATACATAAACCCGAAAACCTTGACTTGCTATTGATGTTACTGATTTTTCATTGGAAATATCATAGCAAGTGAATGGAGCAACAAGTTTTCCTGTTCCTGTGAACGTTCCGTTATTTTCTGTTAAGTTTTGCACTTTTTCATCAATTGCAATATATGGAATTTCACTCATACTTTCACCCCCCTAAAATCATTGTGATTGTTGCCAGCCCAAACACATATACCAAAACAAGGGTTGTTACAATGATTTTTGCTTTTTTGTCAGTCATAACTTCACCTCAAATTCTGTACTGATAAACATGATAGTTTGAACCCCACCATAAGGCATAATTTGATAATCTTGCACTTAGTGTTGACCTGACAACACTCGGAGTTGATGAAGTACATTCTATCGTTGTACCTTTATCATCAATGATGAAAAGGGTATGTCCGTAGTCACCTAATGATGTGCCAATTCTACCAACTATTATAACATCACCTTGCTTGTAATTAGGTGGAGTTCTGTTGCGTACTGACGTGTTCCATACAAGAGAATATCCATATTTTCTAACCCATGCGTGAAGTGTTTCTGTATTGCATAACGTATTGTCCTTGATGTTAAGATATTTAGCTACACATTGAGAAACGAAAGCTGAACAGTCAGAGTATGCTTTGTCAGTCAGTATTCTTGCACGTTTTGTTTGCGAATATATTGTACCGACTGATTGACATTCATTGAAAAGTTTCAATACCGCTTGAATGTTTTTTCCGTCAGGTTTAGTTGGTGGTTTATTATTGTTTCCGCCTTGACCGTCACTTGAACCCCAGTTTTTCTTTGTCTGATTGAAAAAAGATAAGCACCCATTGACGGATAATTGCTTGTTTTTGGTATGTTCAGTTGGTTGTTCCGTACTTGGATTGTCAGAACTCCATGAAACGTGCTTGTACCACGTTGAATAATTTGCAATACGATTAGAAACAGTATCTACACCACGTTCAAAGTGATTGAACCATGCTTTTGTCTGTTGTTGCCATGTTAACTTGCGTGAATTATGAATAAATTCATCAATTGTATAATTATCAAATTCATCTGCAAATTGACCTCCGGTTGTGTTTAACCAACTCTGCAATGGTCTTGATGTTGTAAGAATGGAGCATTGATATTTAATACTTTCCTCATCACTGTGAGTTTTATTGTAGTTGTATATCTCCTCATTTAGTGGAGGATATGAAAACTGAACCAACCCTACACCAAAAGCATATGATGAAGAAAAAATAGGTTTTCTCCCGTATTCGGTTATTTTAGGGTTGAAATTGCTTTCGGCACTCATGTTGTTCATCAACCCGATAATGCTTGTTTTATTCCAACCTAACGATAACAATGTATTTGCAATCAGATTGATTGCTTTGCTTTGTTGCATATTATCACTTCCTTAGTAGTTGATTACTGACATAGACTTAAGTCGCTTGAAAAACATTGCTCTTGTCTTAACATCAGTAAAATACATCTGATTGTGCATTAAGCAATCTCGTGCAAACCAGTAACGTTCGTTGTTGATTAAAGGATAATCAGGAGTAACATCATCATACGTTAAGGCAAATTTGAGCTTATACTTCAAATCAGCTTTGCGTGATATGATTGTCATTCCCGTTTTGGAGTTGAAATACATGCCAAAATACTGGTTATCCAGTTTAAACGTTGCTTTGTACTCACAATTGTTATCCAGTTTATGCAGATAATCCGACAAGTTTCCGGCAAAAACATTATCAAGTGATGAAGAACCACCTGTTTCAACTATTCGTGACATAACCGCCAATGGTGTATTCATGCGTTCATTGTCTAATTCATTAGATGTCTGATACATAACAATTTTGATTGACTTGTCTTTGTACTTAGTGATTTTGCCTGTCGGTATAACCTCAAAATCAATGAAATAACAATTAAACAGATTAGTTGAGTTAGCTAAAAAGATTGCCTTATACTTCGTAAAATCACGAAAAATGGTCATTGCAAGATTGACATACATAGTTGTTTCTTTTTTCAACTCTCTGTTCTTTAAATCAAGAAATTCATCATAAATGATTATTTCAACATCTTTATATGATGTTGACTTATACTTACCGGCTGTATTTAATGAAAGTAAATAAATAACGGGTTCCCCGTCTGCCATGATAAAATCTTGTTTCAACCCATTAATCTCCGCAAAATTTCGACTGACGGTTTTACCCGTTAACTCTGATACAAGTTGTAAATCAATACCAATGGTATCAATTTCGGCTTGGTATCTTCTTAAATACACAGCTTTTGTACCGTGTTCACAACATCTCTTAATTGTATCTGCAAAAGCAGATATTGTTTTACCCACACCACGTGCACCTAAAATAAAAGTTGTACTGTAATCATCTTGTATAAAATCATAAATGTTAATGTACTTGTTTTTCTTTTTCATGCTGTACCTCAAAATCATATAATTTATTGAGATACACTGTTGCCTTTTCAAGGTCCTCCTTACCGTTTTTATGTTCATACCGTTTCAAGTATTTATACACATTGCCTTTTAAAAAACCTTTGTATTCCTCATCTGATAAAAGACTTTCCTCGAACAACTGTAAAAGGTCCTTACCGTCTTTTCCTTTGTATCGGTCAGGCTTTACAATATTTTTATCGGAGTTATAGCATTCAGGCTTGCCTGTAAATGAAACAAACTCTGCCCATGCTTTATTGAATTTCTTCATAGAATATTGTAACTGTAATACAACCTTATGATATTCTACTGTCTGTTTGGCAATATCCAACTTTTGAAGTTCTTCGGCCGCACCTTGTAAAAATCGTTCAATTCTACTTAAACTGTTTTCTGTTTGTGATAACATTACTTTACCTCCATTATACCACAAATTAAATTTTATCATGGTTATCCCAGTTAATATAGTTATCCATGATAATCTTTCTTGCCATTTTCAGATATTCATTATATCTATAATGAGCAACTTCTGATTCTTTTGTTTCCTTAATTGCTTTATCAATAAGCATTTTTGCCATTGTCAAGTCCATTAAAATACTGTTTTTCTTATCTTCATTAATTTTCATTTATCACACCTCGTTTAATCATCACGTTCATCTTCAAAATACATATTAGATAAATGATTTTGCCAATAAATTTCATCATTGAGATTATCAATTTCAGTTAATAAATCATTAAATCTAATTAGCACCATGTTCACAAGTTTAAGAGCCTTGTCTGTTTCATTTTGCTTAATCATACCTTTTAATAGGATAAAGAGTTCATCATCTGACAATTCGTTATTTTCCATGTTTATTTTTCTCCCATAATTTCGTTGATATAAGGTAATTCCTTTAAAACATCAATGAGCTGTTTCCATTCTTCCAATTTATGACCTTTTCGCTGTTGGATAATCCTGGCAACTACTTCATAATTCATCATGATTGTGCGTGTTTGATTGTAGCTTTCCGGTAGCAATTGTACAATTGCGTACCAAAGTTCTTTTTTAATTTTAGGGTCTGTTTCTTTTGAACATTGTTCTCTCAATTCATTTAAATAATCAATTATTCTTTCTGCATAATTACCATGGTTGTTTAATTTATCAAAACTGAAATCTTTCAGTTCAAACGGTTTATTCATCAATGTATACATTGTTGAACATGAATTAGAAACTGTACCAATCTTGTATTGGTCGAACTCTTTCCACCAATATAATGGAGCATTAATGTCAATCCATACTGTAATCATTCTTGCATATTTCCTGTGTTCCGTTCCGGACTTAAATAGTCTGTGCATTAATTTAAGGTCATTCGGCCCAACAACATTATCGATACTATCCATTCTTGACCAACTGTTTCGTGAGTTTCTCATTCCCTTAATTGCTTGTTCAAAACCTTGTACATCTAAAATCTTTGCGTCTAACATTAGTATTCCTCCTTGTTGATAGTTAACATTTCATCAATGAATTTAATTGCCTTTTTGAATTTCTTATAATCTTCATCAAAATGCTTGCTGTCGGTTACATATTGTAATTCATTACCGTTTTTAATTCTGATACCAAACATCTTACGTACTATTTCAGTAATAATACATACATAATCAAATGAGCCTTGGTAATATCCGCCTTTGATATGATTATGATTATATTCGTGACCAAAATGTTTTAACAATGATTTATATTCACTCAAAACAACAACATTTCCTCTTGGCGTAAAGTCAACAATAATTTCAATGTTTTCACCAGTTGACTTATATTTATCATCTAAGACAACATCTAATTTTTTCAAATTATTCTCATCACATATCATAACAACAAAAGGTAAATCTCCACTTTCATCAATCTTTTCCATTACGTTATCAATCTTTTTCTTCATAGTTAATTCCCTCGAATGTGTTATTCTTTTAATATTTTAGATAACCTTTTCAATTTATGCTTAATGTAAACCGTAGGTGTATCGATATATGAAAAATCATCAATATCAATTTCATCAAGTTGTGAAAGCAATTCTTTTTTCTTCATATCATCACTTCCGTTATTATAAGATTTTATGAGTAATCTTTCTTAAAACTTCTGTTATTAACCATGCAATTAAGAATGTTGCAACTATAAAAAATGAAACTTGTATTGCTGCAATGACATTTCCCTCTAAAGCTGTTGCCATTAAAGGTTTAGAGATTATACCAGTTAAAAATGTTGAAACAATAAATGAGGGTATTATAATTATTATCCCAAGCACCAAAACCAAAATAGCATACTCAATTTTATTTTTCATTATTTATCTCTCCTCTTCTTGATTTAGGCGCACCCCACACAAGATTATCAAGATTGCAATGTTCAATAATTTCATCTTTATAATCAACGTGTACATTATTTGTATACATCTTTAAAAGTTCTTCTTCTGTTTTGTCTTTACTCTCATTACTGAATAAAACAAGAACCAGTTTTGCAAGCAAGATTGAATAATCCTTACCATTTTCAAAATATACGTGGCAGATTAAACCTTTTGAATATGCTTTAGGCATGATACGATAGAATTTATCCGGGTCTTTTGGATATCGTCTTAAAAACTTTCCACTGTCCGTAACTGCATAACCTTTTGAACATGGGATATCCTTTACACGTTCGTTTTCTTCAAATGTATAAACTTCTCGTTTTGCTCTAATTCTTTTTGTCATTTATATTACTCCTTGCTATTTAAAATCTTCACTGAAATCTTTCAATGTTTTATTACTGTTATAATTACCTAAATAACCCCAAATATCAAGAATTTTATTTCTTGTTGAATTGGTGATAAGGTGATTTTTAACGTCACTTTCTATCCAATCATACAAATCACAATAGGGGAGTGAAAGATACACTTCGTATCTGTCTTTATAAATTTTTTCCTCTTCGGGGTCAAGATAAGGATAACATACTTGCTTATACTGTTCATTATTAATGATACGATGTTGTTTTGCTGTTTCACTTTTCCGTGTAACTGAATTGTAAACTTCATATTCACTTTCAATTAAATACTCTTGAAAGTTACGGTTTCGATTGGGAAAAATCTTTTTAAGGTCACCAAGCATTGTTTTTGTAGGATATAAATGTTGCATTATTCTTCCTCCTCTAACATATCAACATAATCAAGTTTTACTTGAAGTAAACTATCAGACAACTTCTTAATCAACTCTGCTGTTTTGATAATATCTTCTTCGCAAGCAAATTCATGTTTTACTTTTGATATCATTTTCTTATTTGCCTCCATATATTCTCGGTAAATATCTGCATACTTTCTCATTGAGTTTAATGTTTCTTTGTTCATTATTATTACCTCCTGTGATTTTATCTTATCTCATTATAGCTTGATTGTCAACAACTTTTTTCATCTTTTTGCAAAATACTTTCGTAAATATCAACTGGTGAACTGAACCCGTTCTTGAGAACCTTATAACTGTTTGCAAAATGAAAACCACCGTGAACAAGATATGTTCTCTTGAATGGTAAAACAATCATTTCTTTATCCTTATATGAAAACCAATCGATACCATGATGTGAAATTTGATTAAATACTTCGTTTCTGCCCTCCTGTTGAACTCCGGCAACTTTTATAATTGTACCCTCGATACAATCATTTTCAATATATCTTTTAGCACCAAGATAAATGGCTTTATCAAAGAATGACTCAATTTTCCAGTGCTTGAACTTGTTGTCATCATATCTGATATTCATTTCTTTACACATTTTAGCATAAATTTCATCTGCCTCATTGCATAACGCTTTATATTGTTGAACGTCATTTTTCCATAAAGTTTTGGCACTTTTAACAAACTCCTTGCCTTGTTTAAGTTTTGAGGAAAGCTGTTGTAAATCATTATAATACTTGCCAAAATAAATAATGTGTGCACTATCCGTGTCAACGTAAACTGTTCTTGCAACATTGGAGTTGTCAATGGTTTTAACAGTCATATATAATTCGTTTCGTGCAATTGCCGTGATATAACTTGCAATGATGATATTACCATGTTGTTCTTCTTTATATTTAGGATTTTCAACTTCAACATATTTCATACCATGCGTAGCGTCAAGAATACACATTGTAATATAAGGGTGGCCACATTCTGCTAACTTTCCGTATGCACCATTGAGAATGAGTTTCGTAACCATTTTCATGGTCTTATTTCCCTCTTTACCGTACTTGACTTTTTGGTCACCAAAGAAAGTTACGAACTTTTCAAAAGGCATATATAGAATACGTGGAAAGTCTACACCCTCGATAAACTCAAATTTAATGTTGTATTCTTGAGTGATATTATACAAGTCAAGTGCTGTAAATGATTTTTCAACACATTTTCTTCCGTCAGGAGTAATTGTTGTATCAAAAGTTGACAAGTCAACGATTGCTTGTTTTGAATTTCCTCGGCTACCTTTCTTAGGAAAACATGGAAAATGTTTGTCTTTGAGTTTCATCTCATAAATACGGACTTTAAACGTTGCAAAATGTTCATACTGTTTAGTTGCATGATTATATCCACTCTTGTATTGTTTTAACCACTTCATACATTCAATAGCGTTCATTTTAACCATTGTAGTTGGGTCTGGAAAATTGTTTAACATTGATGACGGATATAATGAATTTGC